CCACATAGATATAACTCTACTGGTACAATTGCATCATTTGGTGTACCTGTTACTAATTTAGATACTTTTAAGAACTTGTTTGCTGGAATGAATACTGTTCCTTTACATTCTTGACATTCCATTTCGGTTGCTTTTGAAAAGTCTATCTGTGGTTTGTTTGGTTGAGAATTTGCTCCTCCTAATATTTGTGCCATAATTTATTTGTTTTTTTATTTAATCGAACCATTGTGAACGGTCTGTTTTTACATTCTTTACTGTTTTCTTTAACATCTCTATCTCCTTCTCTTTCCATAGTTTACTAGTAACCTTATCTTCTGCCGCTAGTTCATTCTTCCTACCAATATCATTAGCGTTTTTAAGTTCCTCATCTGTAATCTTTTTACCTTTAGATGCGGCTTCCAACGATGCATATCGTTTTGTATGATATGAACTAAGTGGTTTTGTGAATTGTTTAAGATATTCTGCTTTTTGGTCTATATAATCTAAAAAATCATCAAAGTTCTCTTCACCTAACAATTCCAACTCTTCATCCGTTAATGGATTTTCATGGTCGTATATCATATAGATAGGTGTGTTAGTTTTTCGTTTAATCGTTTCATGTGTTTACAAGGAGAATATGAACGGAATGACCTTGCTGGGCATTCACAATCGGATATCTTGTAATCTGTTACGGTTACTTCATAATAAGATAACTTTCCAGTCTTTTTATTACGAGAACCCATTTCTCTATACTTCCAACTATTTTCCATAACCAACGAATTTTAAATCTATATCATTAACTAATCCCTTACTTACAAAGTAACTCCACTCATCATTTAACCAATAGTTCTGTACGTTTTCAACTGCTTTTAAACAACCTTCATGTAAATCTTCAATAGTATATCCATTACCATATTTAACCTCACCACACAAATCTATAAGTTGATTGAGAACATCCCAATTATCTTTGTTATCATTGATTTGTGTTTCAATTTCCATCTTCATGAAATCTGCAACATAATCATTGTAATCATACATTTCGTTACTCCACGGTTTTACTGCTTTAGGTTCTTTCATATCTTTTATATTTTAAAGGTTTATATTTTGTGGGAACTCCCACACATTTACTTTGTAAATATACGAAAAATAAATGAATTATCCTAATAAAATCGATAAAACTTTTGAAACTATTTCTTTTTTATTTCCATACTCACTTGATAACACCTTTCCTTCTTTGAAAGCAACAATCATTGGTATGTTGGTTAAATCAACCATTTCTCTACTATTCGGAAAATCATCAGGATTAACAAATACAAATGGAGTTTCTCTATTTTCTTTTTGTTGTGAAATTTTAAGAAACTCTGGTTTAAGAATATCACAATTCCCACACCAATCAGTTCCAAACATAACCATTAATCTTGGTAGAGTTTGAACATAATGATTAAGGGAATCTGTTTCTAAGTTTATCATATGATACCTACAATTTGTATAATAGTAGCCATGAAGCAGATTTCTTTATCCACCACCATTGCATCCTTATACTGCCCTTCTGAGAGAGTTAATATTACATTTGATGTATTATCACCAGCGTACTCACTAATCTTCTCATAAAGATATCCATATAGTTCAGAGAAGTCTTGAATACGTGAATCAGCTACTGCTTGTCTAATCTTCATGTACTTATTTCTCTTATCATCGTTACCTTTTAGTAAATCAACTATCTTTATCTTAATATCAGAAGATAATATATTACTAACATCAACCTTCAATTCTCCCTTAGATGAATTTAGTTGACAAGTATTAATAATCTTTCTAATATCTGGATATGATGAATCAATAATAGGAACTAAATCTTTTAATTCGAACTTAACATTTTCTTTACCAAGTATTTGAGATATCTGTACTGCAACATCTTTTTTGGTTGGTGGTACAATCTGAAAGGTTTGACATCTTGATTGTATTGGGTCAATTACTTTCTCAACATAATTACAAGTTAATATAAACCTACAATGTTTTGAGAACGTTTCCATAAGGTTACGAAGAATAGCTTGTGCATTTGGTGTCATGTAATCGAACTCATCAAGGATAACAATCTTTGAATTTCTGAATCCTATTGTTGATGCAAATCCCTTTACTTTGTTACGAACCGTATCTACGTTATTTTCATCAGATGCGTTAATAATAATATGGTCACAATCTATCGTATTTACAATAAGTTTAGCAAGTGTTGTTTTACCTGTTCCTGCTTTACCGAAGAAAAGTAAATGTGGAACATCACCACTTTGTAAATAATCTGCAACCTTAGTTTTAAGATGCTCATTTCCTACATACTCATCTAAGTTACTAGGACGATATTTCTCCACCCATAAACTATTGTTTACTTCTTCTGTTGGTTTATCTTCGAAAAATGCCATTTATACACCAGAGTTTTTAACTTCCTTAAGGAAATCAATTAAAGTTTCTAATTTAGTGATAAGAGTTTGCTTACCGTTTTCATCAATTCCTCTGTTATCGGCTTTGTTTATTTCACCGATAATATCGTTTAATGAGGAAGCGGCTACCATTAAGCCATCTGTTTTTGAGTTAAGAAAATTCTCCGAGATTCGGAACTTCTTACATACATCTTGTAAATTCATAATTATCTATTTTTATTTGTTATACAAATATACGAAATTTATTTGGAATATCCTAATAATTTCATAATTTTTTTTACTGATTTACCATTAACTTTTATAGTATGGTAAGGAACATTGTTTTCTTCTAATACTTTTTTACACAAATTATCAATTTCAATTGATTGTTCCAATTTCTGAAATCTTTCATCATTATTGTGTATAGTTTCACCTCGTTCTAATAAGATATTGATACAATCATATTTTCTATGTAAATCAATAACTAAATTATGGAAAGATTCTCCGTAAAATTCAGCAGGATATCCTTCTGTGTAGTATCTATGATAAATAGTAGAAAATAAAATAGGTGAATCTATTACTATATAATCTACCTTACCATAACACTCTGCTATTCCTCTATGTTGGTTTGCAAATACATAGAGTTGATCTGATATTGCTGGTATGTTTTGATCCCATGCTAACTTCTTTGGAAATTCATATGGGTTGTTACAACTTATATGTTTTGTTTTTAATTTATAGGTGATTCCATTTGCTATTGAAGATTTTCCAATACCTGGTCCACCGAAGAGGTTTATCAATTTACTCATATAAGGAGTTATAATTTTAATTTTTTAATAAAAAAAAGGGGGAAGAAATTAATCTTACCCCCTAATTATTTTAGTATTATAATTGTATTTTCAGAGAAGCATTGAAAGTACGTCCGAATCCGAACCATACTGAGTTTCTCGTATCTACACCATTCCAAGTTTCTGAACTAGCATCCGCATGGATGTTAGTATTAGATTCTGCAATGTAGTAAGTATCAAACAAGTTATTTATGTTAAGTCTGAATGTACTTGTGTTTCCGAATAAATCGAATCTGTAAGTTGCTCCTAAATCAGCCAATCCATAAGATGGTAATTTTAAAGCTCCTTGGTTATCAGGTGTTGTAAATTCTGAATCTGTAATAGAATAATCTGAATACAAACCATCTACGAACCTATAACCTAAATCAACTGATATTTTGTTACCAATCTTGTAATCAGCTTCAATATAAGATGTGAACTGAGCCGCATCTCCTACTTTAGCATCTTTTAGATAAAGTGTACCCGTACCTATTGATTGTTGTTGGTCATCAAATAATTCTGCTGAGAAATCTTTAGTATATCTCCAATCACCGATTGATAACATACCTTTTAATCTCAATTTATCTGTTGGGTCGTAAGTAGTTTCAAGTTCAATACCTTTGTGTGATACATCGATATTTTTAAATTGAGCTGAACCATCTACACCTTGTTGATTAGATAAACTTCGTTGAACGAATCTATTACCCCATACAGTAGAATATGCATTAACATTAACTTTAAAGTTATTACCAATGAAACCATATCCTAATTCAAATGATTTAATTTCTTCGTTTTGTAAATCAGAGTTTACATCATTTCCATAGTTAGGAAATACTGCTCCGAATTGTGGTTGTCTTGAAATCAAACCAGCGTTAAAGAATACATTTTGTTTCTCATCAAAGTTCCAGTTTGCACCACCTTTGACATATCCACCACCTACATTCTTAGTATCTGATTTTGGATTATCTGGTTGGTCAAAGTAATCAATTCTTTGGAAAGATTGATTAGATGAACCAGCTTGTAAAACAGCAGATATAGTTTCGTTGTTATATTCAACTAAACCATTAAATCCTTGCCATCCAACTTTACCAACATTATAGTAATCAATCTTTGGGCCTTTAATACCAGTATTTTGGAATGGATTTGCTTCCACCAAAGTATTGATAATTTGTCCTGCTGAATTCTTATTACCTGTTGAGTAATATCCATCAAGTCCCATTAGATTATTTACAGTTCTGTAATGATAACCAGTATAGTTTCTTAAATCTACACCAAGTGAGTATTTCCAATTTCCACTTTCATACTCTAAGTTAGAAATTCCTCCAACCCAGTCATGAGAGTTCATAGAAGCTCTTCTGATAAGTGCACTTCTGTTAACACCATCATCTTGGAATCCATTAGAACCGATTAACTGACCTGTGAATGGTAAAGTACCACTATAAGGACTTGTGTTTGCTTGGTTGTAAGCAACAACTGCATCGAAATCGATAAATCCATCAGCAGTTCTTGAACCTCTACCGTTTTCTAAGTAGTGTTCTGTTAAATCTTTTCTGAAAGGTAAGATATCAGTTTCCGCGTTGTAATAACTCTTACCACGTGGTCCTGTTCCTCCACCTCTACCAGCTGAACCATATAATGATGTAGCTAATTTAAGTTTAGAAGTAATATCCCAATCCCAATTCAATGTTGCTAATGGTTTGTTATAGAAGTTTCTTCTCATTGAGAATTCTTCACCATTTAAAATACCACCATTGGAATTCCATCGTCTATCAATTCCTTCTTTACCAAAGTTTTGGTAATCTCTAATAGAAACCCACACATCTCTTTGATGGTGCATTTGACCAGAACCTAAGAAAGAAAAGTTAACCGAATGGTCAGAATCTTCAGGTGCATATCCTAATGCAAAGAAGTAAGTGTAACCTTCTCCTTTAGTATTATAGATATATCCATCTCCTGCCCACTTAGAAAGTAATACAGATGTAGCCCATCCACTTTCACTCAAACCAGTTGATACAGATGCGGTAGTTTTAGTGTACCCATCGTTACCAAATGCTTGTGTTACTGCTGCACCTTTTCTAGCTTCAGCAGCTTTTGTAAAGATTGAAACCGTTCCACCTACTGATGGTACAGCTAATCTCGAAGAACCTAATCCTCTTTGTAATTGAATACCACTTGCAACATCAGATAATCCTTGCCAATTTGACCAGTAAACTCTTCCGTTTTCCATATCATTAACAGGTTGACCGTTAATTAGGAAAGAAGTGTTTGTTTGATCAAATCCTCTTAGGGATATTCTTGAATCACCATAACCACCACCTTGTTTAGTAGCGTAAACTCCAGGAGTTTTATTCATGATTTCAGGAAACTCTTGGTTACCTACTTTCAACTGAATGTCCATTGGGGAAATAGTTGATAAAGCAACAGGAGTTTCTCTCACCTTAGCAATATCAATTACACCAGAAGTTATTACAACTTCACCCAATACATTCATATCAGCTTTTAATTGAATATTATATTCTGATTCAAGACCAGATATTAATAGTTCAACTGTTGTGTATCCTAAATAGGATACTAACAAAGTGTCACCACTCTGTGCATCGATACTAAAAGTTCCATCAAACCCCGTAACTACTCCTACTGATGTTCCATCAATAAGAATCGTAGCACCTGGTAAGGTTTCACTTGTACTAGAATCGACCACTTTTCCACTAACTTGTGCAAAAGTTGTAATACTCATTAAGAGCATTAATCCAACTAATAATAGTTTTCTCATAATTGTTTTTATTTATTTATTAATTATTGTTACTCAGCAACCACGTACTACATCTAGTACTATTTATGTCCTCGTTACTGAAAAAGGACATTCTTACAAATAATAACATCCGTAAGTTTTACTTTCTATTTTTTTATATCATAGTTTACATTTTAAGCTTTATTGGAGATATTTTTGAAAAATCACCACCTTGTAATGTTTCTATTGTTTTAACGTAATCAGCTGTTGCACTAATGTTATCTGTATTATCTATTGAGGTTTCATCAAAATCTATAAAATCAATCATTATCTGTATTTCTGATTTAGTTTTATCAGAATACTTTGTTACATTTTCATTTAAGAAATCTATTAACTTTTTCTTCTCATCCTTAGATATATTATTTAATGCATATTCATTAGGAGACCAAGCATAACAAAAATCGATTTGATTAGAATCTGTTATATTATTATTCTCAAACATATATTCTATAAAATCAAATATGTGATACACATTCATTATAGTTGTTGTGTATTGAAAATTATACAACATACCATCAGATGAATGATTTTTTACATTTTGTGGCTTAAAGTGTTTTTTGATAATCTCTAAATTCTTTTGGAATTTGTCTGTTAAGAATCCCGTTCGTTGATATTCACCAACCTCACCAACACCATCACATGATATTGATAAGAAGATTCGTTTAAAACCTTTCCAAATATCAATTAAACTTTTTTCTTCAAATTTCAATACAGATAAGTTGGTATTATAATGAATAGTTAAATCACGTGCTTTTCTATATCGTTCTTTCGTTAAATAACATTTAATTACAGGTAAAGTTTCGTATAGATAATTCAATACTTTAAAATGCTCGGGCATTATTAATGGTTCTCCTCCTGCAAAGTAGAAACTTTTTATTTTAGATAAATGAGGAATAAGTTCTTGTACAATATTATCCGAAACTCGTAATACTTTTTTCTTACGAGAACTAAAATCAGAATTTAATATCTTACTATCTGCAAACCAATTTGATGAAAAATCATGATTACACATTCTACACTTAAAGTTACATAGATTTGAGAATCTGATATCTATATGTTGAAAATCAGAAGATACTGAATAATCTTCTTCAACCTTTGGTTTTATCCAGTCAGAATGATTATTGAACACATCTGTACGAGGGCTATGGCCTGTTTTATCTTCTCTCTTATAACAAACATCACATACACTATTTCGTTTACCCTCCTCCATATCTTTACGGAGTTGTTTCATTTGAGATGAATTAAACGCATCATCAATGGCCATTGTTTTTAAATTCAAAGGATCATCAAACCCACCAGCAATACAACAAGGTTTCATTTCCCCATCTGCCTGAGCGTATAGGTGCATAAATGGTAAAATACATTCAGTATGTTCACTCATCTGTGTTACAGTTTTAACTTTAATTTTGTTATTTGTTTTTTCTCAATACCATACTTGGTACAAATATACATTATGTTCTCTCTACCTTCTTTACTTGCATACAATATTTCAACGTACTCCTCTGCTTGTCTTGAAGAACATTGGAAGTCTTGTTTTACTAAATCGATTAAAAAGCTTTCGTATTTATCAGCCTTCTTACCTTTTACATATTTTAAATAATACTTTCCTTTAGGTAGTAATCCTATTAGTAATAAATATAATGACCTTGGTTCGAGTGTCTGAGTGTATGGTTGTATCTCGGAAAGAACTTCTATCCATTCAGGATTCATAGAAAGGAATCTATGTACCATATAATTACTCCACGATTTTTTATCATCATCTTCCAACGTATCCCAATATTTGGGATTCTGTACAGAAGTTATTGCTTTAATATGCTCGAATAGCCCTACTGCCATAACTTTACTTTTTGTTCTTCAATTGTTCTGGAAGTAATTCTTCTACAATTTCACCACAATCTCCACATAGATATAACTCTACTGGTACAATTGCATCATTTGGTGTACCTGTTACTAATTTAGATACTTTTAAGAACTTGTTTGCTGGAATAAATACTGTTCCTTTACATTCTTGACATTCCATTTCGGTTGCCTTTGAAAAGTCTATCTGTGGTTTGTTTGGTTGAGAATTTGCTCCTCCTAATATTTGTGCCATAATTTATTTATTTATATTTGTGTTTATATTGATAAGTGTCCTAACTTTTCATGTAACCTCTTCATATGTTTACAAGGAGAGAAAGAACGAAACTGTCTTGCGGGACATTCACAATCATCAATCTTATAATCGGTTACTCTTACATTGTAGTAAGATAACTTACCTGTTTTTTTGTTACGAGAGCCCATCTCTCTATATTCCCAACTATTCATATTTTATATTTTAAGTTCAACTATTAATTGTTTACTATGTAAATATACGAAAAATAATTGAATTAACCTAATAAAGTTGATAAAACTTTATCAACAACTTCTGTTTTATTTCCAAACATCTGTATTATGTTAGTACCATCTTTGAACGCAACAACAGTTGGTATATCTGTTAAATTAATTAAATCTCTACTCTTAGGAGCATTATCTGGATTTATTAAAATAAAAGGGATGTCTTTATGTAGTTCGGATAATCGTTTGAATTCTGGTTTTAGGATATCACAATTACCACACCAATCTGTACCGAACATTACAATCAGTCTTTCTTGAGTTTTTAATAGTATATCTAATGTATCTGTTTTTAAATCAATCATAATTTATCCAAGAATACCCACTACTTGTATAATAGTTGCCATAAATGTAATTTCTTTATCTATAACCATACTATCTTTATATTGTCCTTCTGATAGAGTTAGAATTACATTTGATGTATTATCACCAGCGTATTCATCAATCTTCTCATATAGATAACCATATATTTCAGAGAAATCTTGAATACGAGAATCGGCTACTGCCTGTCTAATCTTCATATACTTGTTTCTCGTAGTATCTTTACCTTTTAGTAAATCAACTATCTTTATCTTAATATCAGAATTCATTATGTTACTAACATCTACCTTTAATATTCCCTTTGAGGAATTTAGTTGACAAGTATTAATAATCTTTCTAATATCTGGATATGATGAATCAATAATAGGTACTAAATCTTTAAGTTCAAACTTTATGTTTTCTTTACCAAGTATTTGAGATATCTGTACTGCAACATCTTTTTT